GCTGTCTGCCAAGCGCCAATCGCGCATTGTGACAGATGCAAAGGGCAACGAGGTTGATCTTGACCAAAAGGCGTTGGCATGGGCCGATATGATCGCCCGTAAATCCGGCACCCGCGCGTCCAACTTCGGCGCAAAAGAGCTTGACGGCTACAAAGATCAATTCATGTCCTACCTGCGCAAAGGCGATCAGGTCATGGGCGCGAATGAGATGAAAGCGCTTTCTGTCGGTTCCGATCCAGATGGCGGCTATGTCGTTTATCCAGATATGTCTGGCCGCGTTGTGACCAAGGTATTCGAGACTTCGCCAATGCGCGCATACGCTTCAGTGCAGACTATCAGCACCGACGCGCTGGAAGGCTTGTTCGACTTGGACGAGGCCGCTTCCGGTTGGGTTTCTGAAACTCAAGCCCGCGCTGAAACCAGCACGCCACAGTTGAAAACATGGCGCATTCCGGTGCATGAGTTGTTTGCATTTCCAAAGGCCACGCAAAAGGTCTTGGATGATGCTGCAATCAACTTGGAAGCTTGGCTTGCTGGCAAGGTTTCTGAGAAGTTTGCCCGTGATGAAGCTAACGCTTTTGTCACAGGCGACGGCGTATCAAAACCGCGCGGGTTCCTGACCTATGCAACCGGCACCACATTGCCCGGCACGATTGAGCAAGTGCCAACTGGCGTATCCGGCGCGTTTGCCGCTGCACCAAATGGCGGGGACGTGTTGATTGATGCGCTGTATGGCCTCAAGGCTCAATACCGCGCCAATGCCACTTGGTTTATGAACCGCGCAACCACGAAGCTTGTCCGCAAGCTGAAGGATAGCGATGGCTCCTATATCTGGTCGCCAGGTATTGCCGCAGGTCAGCCTGCATCGATCTTGGGTTATCCAATGGCATCGTTTGAGGACATGCCAGATCCGGCGGCTTCCTCGCTTTCGATTGCGGTTGGCGATATGCGCGCAGCTTACCAGATCGTTGATCGGGTTGGCATCCGCGTGCTGCGTGACCCCTACACCGCCAAGCCTTACGTTGGTTTCTACACCACGAAGCGCGTTGGTGGCGATGTCGTAAACTTTGAAGCTTTGAAGCTGGTACGTTTTGGTAGTTGACTTTAACGCCATAAATTGAGACAATAGGCCTCCATAAAAGGGGGCCTATTTTATGTTTAAATGCAAAATTGATGGATGCACTGGGGCTAAACACAAAGGCCACGGTTATTGCGGATACCATCACGGACGACTTTCTAGAGGAAAAGAAATTGACGTACCAAAGCGCAGGCATAATCCTGGCGCAATTTGTGAAGTTGATGGATGCAATTCTGTTTCGGATTCATTGGGGCTTTGCATAAAGCATTATGCGCGAATGAAAAAAAATGGCGATCCAAACATACATGGAAAAGGTAGGGAGTACGGAACTGGAAAGAAATGGCACAGCAATCCAGACGGTTACATTGTCAGGTATGAGCCTTTAAACAAAAATTCTGGCCCTAATGGTCAAGTTTATCAGCACAGACACGTCATGTCACAAATGATTGGAAGGCCACTGCGATCAAGCGAAAACGTTCACCACATAAACGGCAACCGAGCAGACAACGGGCCGGAAAATTTAGAGTTATGGACGCGCGGTCAACCTGCGGGGCAAAGGGTGCAGGATTTGGTGCGATATGCCATCGGGATAATAGAACAAGAGGCCGATGCAGCCATTGCCCTTGACCCTTCATTGCGCGATGAATTGATTGCACTAGCGCAACGGCTGAAAATGTTATAATGTATCGTTGTACGACTTGGGGTGATCCTGCCCCCGGCAATTTCTAACGCATAAGGAGTTAAACATGCGTGATGGTCTTTCAAATACCCAAGTGATCCGTGGTGCGGATCAAACATTGTCGGGCGTAACGCCAAACGCTTCGGCGGCTTTTGACGTGCGCGGATTTAGCACCGCCGTTTTTGATTTGGAAACCGGCGCTGTGACCGATGCAGGCACGGCGGCTGGCTTTACGCTGGTGCTGCAACATTCCGATACGCTCGTCGGGGCCGACTTTGTTGCCGTTCCCGCTGGTGAATTTTCGGGCGCGGCTTCGGTGTTGCTTGATGCGGATGACAACATCATCGCCGGTTCGATTGGCTATCTTGGGAACAAGCGGTACGTTCGCGGCGTCTTTACGGGCACCACTGGCACAAACGCCGTTGTCCACGTCAAGGGCAACATGGGCAAGCCTCACCGCGCGCCCGTCACCCGCGTTGGCGCTACAATCGCCACTACCTGATTTTAGAAGCGGGGCGGCATGTCTGCCCCGTCACTAAGCACAGGAGGCACCATGAAAGCCGTATTGCATCAAGATTGGTCGTGCGCCACAGAAGGCCACACGACTATTCATCACAAGGCAGGTGACGTGCTGGAAGGCAAGGCCGCTGCAATGGCGCTTGCCGATGGCGTAGGGTTCAATCCAGTTGAGGAAACCAAGGTTTTGCCGCCGATGGAAACTAAGCGGGGGCGTCGCAAATGAGCCTACGCCCGCGCGTCACATTCACCCAATATCGCGGCCACGCGATTGTAACGCCGCCAACGATTGAGCCGGTAACGGCGGCGGAATTGCGCGCGCATTTGGCCGAGACTGAAACCGCATTGCCCGACGCGGAGGCAAACGACTTGATCGCAACGGCGCGGGATATGATCGAAGAAACAACCGGCATTGCCATGATTAGCCAAACTTGGCGATTGGCGCTAGACGCATGGCCATCGCATCGCGCGGACTGGTGGGACGGCGTGCGGCAAGGCGCGATTGCGGATATAAACGGCGCGCCGGATTTTGTCTATTTGCCGCGCTATCCATTGGCATCAATCGACGCGGTGACGGTCTACGATGAGGCAAGCAACGCGGCATCCGTGGTTGTGGCTGATACGTTCGACGTTGACACATATCAAAAGCCTGGCCGCATGGTTTTGCGCAGCGGAGCAACATGGCCGATTGCATTGCGTGGATCAAACGCGATTGAGATTGATTACATTGCGGGCTTTGGGGCAACGGCTGCAAGCGTGCCGCCAACACTGCGCAGGGCGGTAAAACAGGTCGCTGCATACCTGTATTCCCACACTGGCGATGATTGCACGCCAGACGATGCTTTGGGCGCTGCTGGGTCGCTCTTGGGCGCGTATCGGGTGAAGCGGATATGATGGAAACGCTTGCGGTATCGCTAACAAACGGCGAATGGTCATTGATTTCGGCAGGGTCTACAACTGTCGCGATCGACGTGAAAACCGCTAGCAGAATATTGATCCACTTTGGCGGCGCAATCGCTCCTGCACTAGACGCGCCTGCCGTTTCTGTTTCATCATGGCACGACGGGCCGGATGCTGTATTCGAGGGGTTGGGCAGCGCAGATTCGGTCTGGTGCAGGTCTATTGATCCATCCGCTTTAATCGTGGTGGTTAGAAAATGATCCGTTCCATCAACTTTGCGGCTGGCAACACTCCCGGCGAAAACTTTATTTTCATAAAGGAAAAGTCGGACCTGCCCGCGCCAATCGGCGGCGTGATTTATCTCGCGGATGGACTGACATATTTTATCACGACACATATTGATTTGACGGGCGACAGGCTAGAGACTGCTGGCATTGTAACCATAATCGGGACATCATCTGAAACGGCATCAATCACAAGCACCGGCCTTGGCATCGGTGTGCCGTTGCTGACATCTCGATACACGCTGCCGATCCGATTCATCACGTTCAAGGACGTAGATACGGGGTTTTATATTGACGATGACGCTGGGGCAAATGCGCCTCTGGCTATCGACTGGTTCGGCGTCAACTTCTTGAACGTAACGACTGTTGGCGAGATTGGTTCTATCGACAACTTCATTTACGAAACTGGCGCTTTTCTTGGTGCGCAAGGGCTTACGTTTACCGGCACAGTTGGAACGGCTGGATTTGTGAATAGCCTATTTCGCGGCGATGGTTCTGCCGCGAATATTATCAGCATTGAAGAAACGGCAATCATTACGCGGCGATTTAGAATTATCTATTCGTCTATTGTTGCGTTTGGCTCTGCGGTTGGAATTAATGCCAGCATATCCGCGACAATACCAGTCGAGGGCTTTATTCTTGATACAGTAAACTTTTCTGGTGGTTCAACATACGTTTCTGGCGTGCAGGGGAATGACAACAGGGCAAGATGGGCCGAATGTCGCGGCGTCCAAAATAGCGCGGCGATCAGTTCCTACTATATGAACGGCAATGCTGTCGCGACTGTAATCAGCACAATAGGCGCTGCGGTGAAGGTTTTAGGCACAACGACATCCGCGCCAATCAGCCAGCGATTTACAAACACTCCCAATAGGGCGACTTACATCGGCGCAATCCAGCGTGATTTCAAAGTGTCGGCGGTGATGTCTGTTGAAAGTGGCAATAATAACGTTGTTGGCATATATATCACAAAGAACGGATTGCTTTTGATTGAAAGTGAAATCTACATCACGACAAACGCGGGCGGACGTGCCGAGGGTGCGACTTGTCAAGTAATCCTTGAGATGTTGGATGGTGACTTTATTGAGGTATTCGTCGAAAATGACACTTCAACAACTAACATCACTGTGACGGATATGAATGTTATCGTGGAGGCACTGAACTAATGACTTGCTGCAAATATAGCGCTGGTAAAATGCGCGAGCCGGTCACGTTTCAGCGCATGGGGGCGGCGACTAACGTCGACGGGAACGTGGTGGCAGGGGCATGGGCCACGATAGCAGGCGCACCAACGCGGGGCATGGTCAGGCCGTTGTCAGGCTATGAGGCATCGCAAGCGCAACGGTTAAGCGCCGAGGTTAAGATGCTTGTCGTGGTGCGTTATACGGCGGCATTGCGCGAGGCTGACAGCGTGCTAATCCGTGGCTTGCGTCACAATATACGCTACATCAAGAATGTGGATTTTGGCAATAAATGGCTTGAGATTGATGTTGAAGGTGGTGTCGCGGTATGACCGTCACGATCCAAATCGAGGGTATTGGCCAGGTTCAAGCCGCGCTGCGCAAGTATGGCAAGGCGGCTGTGGACGCAATCGGCAAGGACGTGACGGCAACGGCGCTGGAGATTAACACGGCGGTAAAGAAGGCAATCCAGCGCGGGCCAAAAACGGGCAAAACCTACACGCGCGGGAATGTTGAACATACTGCATCAGCGCCGGGGGAAGCGCCTGCAACTGACACTGGCACGCTTGCATCATCGGTATATTTCGAAAGCAAAACTAAGATGAGCGCGACCATCGGCAGCCGTTTGGCATATGCCTATTATCTGGAATACGGCACTAAAAAGATTGCGCCGCGTCCTGTGTGGCAACCTGAAACGATCAAGGGCCAAACCAAGCTAAACGAGCGCGTTTTGAAAACACTGGAAAGGCTTGCCAAATGAACCCGATAGAATTGCAAACGGCAATCTTCGCACGGCTAAATGTGTCTAGCGTCACGGCCACGCTTTCCACCGCTTACGGCGTCACTGCTGTTTTTAACGAATGGGTGCCGCAACTGACCGACGGCGGAGATCCAGTTGGCTTTCCGTTTGTCACAATGTCTTTTCCCACGTCAGGGTCATTCGATGATAAAGATGCAATCGGGCAGGACACAACCGTGCAGGTTGATGTATGGGCGCGGACCAACGGCACCAACATCAAGGCGATTAGCAAGGCGGTCTATGATCGGATGCACAGGCAGGCGCTTGGCGTCACTGGTCACATCACAACCGAATGCACGGCAATGGTATTTGAGCGCGACCCCGACGGCATCACGCGCC